TACATTGGTGCGCGGCTTGAACGTGTACGGTACTCAAGTTGCCCAGCCAAAAGGCTTGGCACTGTTGGTCGCCGCAGGTTAATCTCCTCGCGGAGACGGGCGGGGGCTTCGGCCCCTGCTTTTAAATTAACCTTAGGAGAACGACATGGCAGTACTAGACGACTTAATCGCCAGCGGTTTATCTCTCCCTCAAGCTCAAGCTGTAGTAGCTGAAGACACCACCGCCAACATTGATGGCTTGGTTTCCGCAGGTTTCACTTACACTCAAGCTCTGGGCATCACTGGTCTTGATGCAGGCACTGCAACTGCGGGCAACTTAGTTGTCCAAGGTCTGTGGGCTGGCACACAAGTTCCTGCGATTGAAGCCGCATTGGCAGTAACAGCGTAAGGCAAAAATGGGCACGGTAACAGCAAAAACCATCATTGACAAAGCGTCAGTCCAGCTGATTGACTTGACCAACGTACGTTGGACTCGTTCAGAATTGCTGGCTTGGCTCAACGACGGTATGCGCCAAATCGTGCTCATCCAGCCGAGCGCTTCCTCGACCACCGTTTCTAAAAAGCTAGATGCTGGCACTCGCCAGTCTCTGCCTACGGGCGGTTGGTTGTTGCTTCAGATGTATCGCAACATGGGCACCTCAGGCACTACGCCGGGTCGCGCCATTCGTATTGTGTCTCGTGAGTTGTTGGATAACTTCAACCCCAACTGGCACACAGCCACGGCAGCCGCCGAGGTGCGTAACTACATCTATGACATTCAGGACCAAACTGCGTTCTATGTCTATCCACCCAATACGGGCACTCAGTACGTTGAGATAAATTACTCTGCTCAACCTACTAACTTGACTGTCGAGACCGACGTCATCCCAATTTTTGATGTCTACCAATCTGCTTTGGTGGACTACATCCTTTACCGCGCTTGTAGCAAAGACGCTGAGTACGCCCCCGGCCTCCAACTGGCTCAGGGCTATATGGCTACGTTCATTGCTGCTGTTGGCGGTAAGGCCCAGACTGAGACATCGAACGACCCTGTTCAATCTCTCAACCCCCGTAACACCTCTGTACCCGGGTCACAATCATGAGCGAAGTCTCCTACGAAGTGTTCTTGCCCGAGGTCATGCCTTTCGTGCGCGATGTGCCCGAAATCGTGGCTGTGCAGGCTATCCGCAACGCAGTCATTGAGTTCTGCGAGGAAACGCACTACATGCAAGAGAACCTTGACCCCATCACCGGCGTCAAGGGCGAAGGCCTGTACGAGCTCGATGCGAACGACTCCAACTACAAAGTAGTGGAAATCATGCAGGCTTACTATGGTGACCAGCTTCTGATTCCAAAGGCTCAGGAAGAACTGAACCAGATTTACCGTACGTCGAACTGGGAAGAACTCAGCGGCAACCCGTACTACTACTTCCGCACCAAGTCAAACGAGATGCGCTTGGTCACAAAGCCGATCATCACTGAAGCTAACAAGCTCAAGGTAAAGGCTGCCGTTGCCCCCAGACGTTCATCTACAACGGTCACAGACGAGCTGTATGAGCGCTTCCTAGAGCAGATAGCCATCGGTGCACGCGCACGCCTCTACAACACGCCAAACCAGCCGTATTACGACCTAGCCGCATCTGGTGTTTACACCAAGCGGTTCAATGACGTCATGGCTGAAGTGCGCACACGCGTGTACAAGGGTCTGACTCGTACAGCGGTCAATGTTGAATATCAGAGGTGGGTATGAGCGACAAGATTAAACTGGTTCAGAACGACACCCGCCCTGCGCTGGTGTGCACGATTACGGACGAGACAACAGGCAATGTTGTTAACGTGACAGGGGCTACAGCACTGCTGAAGTTCCGTGCTACGGGTTCGACAACGCTCCAAGCCACCGTGCCCGGCTCTATCACTGACGGCCCCAACGGCCAAATCACGTTCTACCCAGCTTCAGCCCCAGAGATGCTTACCGCTTCAGGTGAGTTCGAGGGTGAGATTCAGATTACGTTTGCTGACTCGCAAATCCAGACTGTGTACGACGTCTTGAAGTTCAAGGTGCGGAGTGACTTCTAATGAAGTTACGCGCTACGTCCGTAGTAGTGTCTGCGGAGGCTTCTGCCACGCGGCTACGGGCGAGCTTGGCTGTTGTCAATCCAACCGTCTCGGCTAGACTCCAGTTCATTCGTTCGGCAGTCGCGGCTGTCACCCCATCTGCGGCAGTTTCGTACGTTCTTCCGGTTACGGCAGTCTCTTACGTCGAGCTGGTCGTTGGTATGGAAGTGGATGAGACTGGGCGCTACCGCTACATCACTGACTCCTACGCAGTCCTTGACCAGACATTCATTGCTACGGCAAAAGCGTTTGCCGACTCTGTTGCTATCACCCAGACTGACCCAGTTTTTACCGTGGCTAAGGGGCTTGCAGACTCGGTCTCGTTAGCTGATGCTATTACCGTCACGCTGGTGTTTATCCGCGAGTTTGCTGACTCTACAGGGGTTAGCGACGCTGAGGCATTTGACTTCGTCAAGGCCTTGGTGGACTCGGCCACCACCACAGACCAGCTTCACTTTGCTATTACGAAACTGCTGACCGACGGCGTCGGCATGATTGACTCGTTCGACCTGAACGATGGGGCAACTTATACTTTCACTAAAGCGCTAAGCAATGTATCATTCGCTACAGACGCTGTGGTGTTAACCCCACAAAAAAGGGTTTCAGACGCGGTAACAACGGATAGTGCAGGCTACCTGCGTTCTCAAGGTTATTGCGATTTCACCTACTTCGCCGAAGACTATGTCGGTGACTCACGTACGTTCACATAAGGAAAACCCATGCTTACCGATGCAATCAAAATCACCGGCGACGTCACCATCCAGCTGTTCAATGCAGACGGTTCGGTTAAAGACAAACGCGAAATCAAGAACCTTGTAGTCACTACAGGCAAAGAATTCATCGCTGGCCGCATGACAGGCACAACCACCGTTATGAGCCATATGGCTGTTGGCGCTGGCACTACTGCCGCCGCAGCTGGTAATACTGCGCTTGAGTCTGAACTGGGCCGAGTTGCCCTGACTAGCGGCACTACCGCAGGCGCGATCACTACATACGTAGCTTCATTCCCAGCCGGTACAGCCACAGGCGCAGTCACAGAAGCAGGCATCTTGAACGCAAGTTCAGGCGGCGTGTTGCTCTGCCGCACCGTGTTTGCTGTGGTCAACAAAGGCGTTGACGATGCGATGAGCATCACTTGGGCAGTTACTGTTAGCTAAGGACTAGCTGATGTCAACAACACTTGTAACCCGGCAGACCGCAGGTACAGGGGCGACCGTAAAAGGTACTCCTCTTACCAACACGGAAGTCGATACCAACTTTATCAACCTGAACAACGCTACGCAGCCAGCGGGTGGTACAGCTGGACAAGTGTTGTCTAAGATTGACACAACTGACTTCAATAGCCAGTGGATTGACAACTACGCCCTACAGCTGAAGTTCTCCGCTAAGAACACAACAGGCGGAACCTTAGCCAAAGGTACGGTTGTGTACGTGTCGGGCGGCGCAGGGGCGAACCCATACATCTCAGCAGCAAAGGCTGACGCGGATTTAACTTCTGCCACCACAGTAGGCCTGTTAGAAAGCACAGTTGCAGATAACGGCTTCGGTTTAGTAGTCGAGTCCGGCACTATTAGTGGCGTCGATACGTCAGCAGCTGTTGATGGTGACCCTGTCTGGTTGTCTGGCACTACTGCTGGTGCAATGCTTTTCGGGGTAGCGAACAAACCTCAGGCCCCCATCCACATTGTGTATCTCGGTACAGTCACTCGAGCACACGCGGTTAACGGTGAAATCCAAGTTAAGGTGAACAACGGCTGGGAGCTGGACGAGCTCCATGATGCCCGCATCACTGGCGCAGCACAGAACGACTTCTTAGTTCGCAACGGCAGCAACCTATGGGTTAACCAAACACCAGCAGTAGCTCGTGTGTCGATGGACGTAGACCAAGCAGGTACAGCGGTAGCAATGGCAATCGCATTAGGATAAATCATGGCAAACACTTTTACGCGATACCTGAACAAAGACGTCGGCACATCTGCTGCTTCGGTCGTCACTGTCGGCGCATCCACGCAGACCACAATCATTGGGCTGTCTTTCGCTAACACCACAACCTCACCAATTTCGGTAAGCGCGTACATCACAGCTTCTGCTGTTGACTACTACCTTATCAAGAATGCAACAGTACCCGTTGGCGGTACGTTGGTGGTGGTTGGCGGTGA